TGTGTGTAATCTTTTTAAGAGTACCTTCATCTACAATCGGCTGACCAGTAGGTGTAAGTCTAGTTGGTTTCCAACCCAAGTCTAATAGATATTCACCAATCTGTTTACGACTACCAAGATTAAAAGGTTTGAGTTCCTGTCTCATGAAAGGTTTTCTACTACCACTTTCAATTAGTTTGTTGTATTCTTCAGCAGTCAAACCTGACTTAGATAACTCACCATCCTTTTTAATTTTTGGTGTCACTAATTTAACATCAGTCATTTTAGGTTTGAACGTACTTTGTACTTCGCTTGTTACTTCATACATCTTAGCTTTAAGATCAGCCAGTAGTATTGTAGCCTTGCGTTCATCAAATTTAAATCCGTTATTTTCTTGATCAGATATAATAGATGCTATTCTATGTTCAAGAGCAATTGACTCTTCACTAAAACCTGTTTGTTCTCTAAGTAAAGCGAAGTAAACTAACTCATTTAATCTTACATCATTACAACAGTATTCAAGCATTTGAGGTGTGTACTCATCAAAGTCTATAGGTTGTTCTTGCTTTGCAAAGTTTACACGATAACCCCACGTCTTTAAACTGTGCCCGTTCTCACGGATAGGTTGGTATAGCCTAGACATAACAAGAGTATCTTCAATGTTCTTATGATACAAATCAACACCTGTTAACTTTTTAAGAACAGCTAAATCAAAACGTATGATGTTGTGCCCGATTAAAGTGTCGGCTTGTTTTAAAAACTCTAAACCTTCCTCAAGTTTATGAGGTGGGAACTTATGTAATGGACCATCAACTTCCTTGGCTACAATACAATGTAGCTTCGTTGGTTTAAGACCATCACACTCGATGTCAAATATAATTTTAGAATTCTGTGTTGTCAAATGTTTCCTCCTCGGTGACTTCAAATAGTCTACCGGTTTCATTGTTGTAGCGTAGGCTACATGCCAGTCCAGTATCACCTGTGTATCTTGATTTAAGTACACGAACCTTTGTGGTGTTAGCTTCGTCTTCGTTTTCAGATTGTTGATTACGTTCTAATGCAATCACACAATCAGATAGTTGTGCTATACCTTGAGAACCTTTAAGATGAGAAAGAGATACTTCAATACCTTGTTCATGTCCTTTATCACCTGATGCTCTACGTAAGTGAGATACAAGTATCATGCCTACACCAGTCTCTTCAACAAGACTGCGTAACCTATTCATTAAACAATCAATACCTCGTCTTTCATCACCTTCAGCTAAGACATTAACTAACATATGTAAGTGATCTACCACAACCCATTTACATTCACAGCCTACGATAATGTATCTAAGCTTAGAAAATATTTCATCAATATCAGTAGCACCAAGATGAGCATGGATAAACACACGACCTTTAGGTATAACCTTATCAAATAAAGCAGTCAGTTGTTCTTCACTGTATTGCTCTCGTCTCTCATTAAGATACACTCTGTCATTAGCTTCAATGGATATAATACCATCAGCAGTCCTTAACCAGTTCTCTTCAAGAGCTACAATACCTACGTTGTCTTCTGTGTTCTTGATCAGCCAATGTTCTAGCTCACGAGTGACACTAGACTTTCCTAGTCCTGTTCCACCTGTAAGAGTTACAAGCTCACCTTTACGCATACCATATAGTTTCTTGTTGAGACCTTCCCAAGGATAGGCAATACTTTCCTTAGTCTCTCTATGTAACCACTCAGATTTTTGAGTGGATAAATCTATAATACCTGATGGAGTATATGTCCTAGCTTCCCACCATGCAGACATGAATGCTTGAAACTTTTTCTGTCGAAGCATGTCGTTAGCATCTTTACATCCTGTAGGCAGTGAAACTATTTTAGCTTTACCGGGTTTTAATATACGAGCAACTTTCATTGCTGCTTCTTGACCTGCCTTGTCGTTATCAAAACATATTACTACATTTTCAAACGACTCAACAAACTCAATGCTTTCTCGGATATCTTTAACAGCACCTGATGCACCACGCTTCAACGAAACACATGCCCACTTTGACTGCATCAATTCATAAGCAGCCATGGCATCACATTCACCTTCAACAATTGTTAAGTATTTACCACCTGTATTTCTAAACAGTTGTTCACCAAACAAACCAGTGCCTTCATAAGTTCCTGCAAATGCAAAGTTCTTATTGTCAACAAACCTAGTTTTAGTTCCCACTACTTCGTTACCATTGAAGAATGGATAGATGTGTTGAGCAACTTTATTGTCTGCACTTACGACACGTCTTACGCCATACTTTTTAGCTGTCTCTTCAGAAATACATCTGTCTGTAAGAGGACCAAAGCTACCGTTGTATGTGTTTAAAAACGTATTACTAACTTTAGGTTTAGTATTTGTGTCCATAATTTTACCATCACAAGCATCAATATAATTAGGAAAGTGTGTCTCACAGCTAAAGCAATGAGCAGACTTATCCTCGTTCATAGACACAGGGTCAGACCCACCACATGATGGGCATGGTAGTTTGTGTCGTACAAATTTACTTTGTTCTTGCATTCTATCTCCTTTAGAAAAGTGGCTAGGCTTTTACACCTAGCCGAGTTATTTATTTTGAAGATTCTTCTTCAGTCTCCTCAGTCGGTTCGACTATAGCTTCGTCTCTTGCCTTGAGTAACTCTTCTAAGTTAGCTCGGTGGGTTCGACTTGCAAAGTCTAAGGCTTCAATGACAACTTGTAGGTTACCCACCTTCTGTACAATAACAGTTGCTTCTTGCTTTACAGCATCATCACTAATATTATTGACATCAAAGTTTGTTGTACCTTCGTCATTGTTAATAGTAATAATCATTAGAATTCTTCTCCGTCAGATAAGAACTCATCACCATCACCGTTTTTATACGGGACAAGATCAGTAATCATTACTGCCTGTAAATCTAGTCCTTGATAAGGACCATACTTACCTTCGCCACTGTACTCATTGAACTGGACCTTAACCTTTGATCCATTTCCAACAGCAGTTGTGACCTCCTGCTTGTCTGAGTCTAACAAACGAGGTGCAGGTCTAACCATTCCGTTAGGACCATTTACTTTTCGTTTGATAATTAAAGCCGGACCTTCATCCATCTGCTTTATTTTGTGTCCACGAGATGCAAAATCATTTGCAGTCTCATCATCAACCACTAGGTTGACGGTGTACACGGGGTCGAATGTCGTATTGGGTGTAGTTATACTTGCCCAGTACGCAGTTCCTTCTAATATAGCCATATGCGTTTCCTCCTATTATAGCTTTGTTGTGAAGTTGGGAGAGTTTTGAGCAACTACTCTCGGAGTTTCAGACTGTGCTGTACCAAACCATTCGTTCAATTGGAGATAGAGGGCTTGATGTGTTTGGTTACTCATTGTGATACGAAGTATAACAGAATTAGTCTCGAATGTCAAGCAATATTTCTTCCATACTTATCACAGGATTTTTAAATAAAGTGACCAGGAATTTTTCTCCATCCTTTTGCACTTCATAAGAAGCTTTATTTTCATAAAACTCTTGATAGTTTTCAGCCACATAAGCTTCAAACTTTCTTAGTTCATCCCTATCAAAGATAGCTGTCTCTCCTTCAGCCATCATCCTTTGGTATATATAATTCATACAACCTCCTGTGTTGTCCACCAATTAGGCTTGGGTCTATTTTGTTCCCACTTAGCGTAGTGTTTTTCGTTAATGCAGTAATTACGATAAGCAATAGTAGCATCCTCATTCTTGTACTCCTCAGGCATAGCCTGTGCTAGTGGTGTCATATCTTTTAAAGGTATGTTCTGTGGCAACTGCATCAAAGGTGTTGATAGTTTATCATAACTTAAATGAGACCTACCATATCTGTAGCTGTACTCTATTGATAAAGCTACAAAGTGTCGGTACAACCACTGATAGTTAGCACTTGCTTCACGAACCCACTTACTGCATGGGTGATTAAGATGTGCTACCTTATACATGTTCATCTTGTCTGCCCAATCATCACCGTCTAAAGCTCGGTGTGCTGTGCATAACATCTGTGCTGATTCCAAAGGCATCTTGACTAGCATCTTGTCAGGCTGTGCCTTTGCTGATTCAACTGGACATTCATCAAA